GACGAAATCATGGCGATTGCCATGATGGCGTGCGATGAGAATGGGTTCCTAAATCCGAATCCGGCCAAGTTGGCGGCTGAGATCTGGCCTGCGCTGCATCAGGATCATGGCCTGTGCGCGGTCATCGGCAAGCCCGGCGGCATGGTCGAGGGATTGGTCCTGCTTCGGATCGGAAGCATGTGGTATTCCGACTCGCAAGTCGTCGAAGAGAAGGCGATCTTCATTCACCCGGACTACCGCAACGCCAAGGGTGGCCGGGCGTCTAAACTGTGCGAGTTCAGCAAGAAGGTCGCGGACACTTTGGGTATTCCGCTGATCATCGGCGTGCTGTCCAATCACCGCACGTCGGCAAAAGTCAAAATGTACGAACGTCAATTTGGCCCTCCCAGTGGCGCGTTTTTCCTTTACGGCGCGCAGACTGGCAAGTGGCAGGGAACGGAGCACTAAAAAATGGGCGGCAAGACCTCACAAAGTTCGCAGAAGATTGATATCCCGCCGGAAGTATGGGCGAGATACCAATCTGTCAACGCGCAGGCTCAGCAAGCCGCTCAGACGCCTTTTCAGACCTACGGCGGCGAATTTGTTGCGGGACTAAATGCTCAACAGCAGCAGGGCATTTCAGGGATCAACGCCGCCGCCAATCAGGCGCAACCGTCGTACCAACAGGCTCAGGGGACCGTTAACTCAGCCTACGCCGGGGCTCAACCTTATAACATGGGCGCCACGGCCTATGCTTTAGGCGCCGGGCAGGCCGTGGATCCGTCACAGATCAATGGCGCGGCTATCAATCAATTCATGTCGCCCTACCTGCAGAATGTCGCAGGCAGCGAGGCGGCACTGCTTAATCAGAATCAGCAGCAGGCAATGGCGGGTCAATTGGGCAACGCCATCACCTCCGGCGCCTTCGGCGGAGACCGCGCAGGCATCGCAGCCGCCAACCTCAATCAGCAGAACCAGTTGGCCAACGCCAACATCTACAGCAACATTCTGAACCAAGGCTTCAACACGGCCTTGGGCGCAGCCCAACAGCAACAGGGCGTGAACCTGAGCGCAGAACAAGCCAATCGAGCAGCCCTCGCGCAGGCGTCTGGGTTGCTTTCTGGCATTGGTCAGCAGCAATACGCACAGGGCCTTGGGGCGGCTCAGGAGACGGCGACACTGGGCCAAGGCGCTCAGGATGCGGCTCTGCAGGGCGCTCAGGCTCAGATCGGCGCAGGCACCCTTGGGCAGCAGACGCAGCAGGCGCAGGATACGGCGCTCTACAACCAGTTCCTGCAAAAGCAGGCCTATCCATTTCAGGTTGCCCAATTCCTTGCAAACATTGCCGAAGGCACGGGAGCGTTGTCGGGTTCGACGACGACAACCACGACGCCGGGAGGCCTGATGGCCGCTCGGGGTGGCGCCATCAAGCGCGAAGGTCGCGCGTATGGCGGAGAAACAAGTCAGGGCGGCGTTGTTGGCCTTGCGTCCGCAGGCGAAGGGTTTGCCTTTGGGGGGCAGCCAACGCTTCCCGGAGTCTCTTCAATGGATTTGGCGTCAATTTTGCAAGCGCAGGAGCAAATGTTTGCTCCATATTCCAATCAGACGGGTCTTTATGGTGGACAGCAAGGGAGCACCCCTTACGGAGGGGCAGGCCATGTTCCTGCGGCGAATGTCCCTGTTTCGCACTTGTCGGTGGCAGGCGGCTTACCTCAGCACAAATCAGGCGCTCAATCCTTGCACGACCAAGTGCAGTCGGCGCAAGACGTTCAGGACTTATGGAAAGGGAAAGACGGTAAAGGCGGCGTAAAAGGCGCTTATAACTCCCTCGTTCAAAAGTTTTCTGGCCCGTCTGTGCAGCCACAGTCGCAATCTCAAGGTATTGCTCCGACTGCATCTTCCCCTACTGCGCCTCAATCTGTAACGCCTGACGGCGGTCAACAACTTGATCCTGATGTCACAGATCAGCCAGAAGAGCCGCATTATCGCGGCGGTTTGGTGAGATACGCTGACGGCGGTTCTGCGGAAGATGAGCCGGGGGTTTACGGCAATTCGTCTTCGCCGACGCATTTAGATATTCCAGAAGAGCGACCGGATTTGAAATTGCCGACGCCGGGGCAATTACCCAGTCACCAGTCCGGCTTGGGACAACTGGGATCGATGGCATCAAGCCTGAATTCGCTTGGAAGCCTTGGAAGCAACATTGGCGACGGATTGTCAGGCTTGTTCAGTTCAGGAGCAGGCGATGCGGGCGCAATTTCTGGCGCAGGCGACGCCATGGACGTTCTTGCCTTTGCCGCTCGCGGTGGCGCGATAAACCGCGAAGGTCACGCCTACGGCGGTGTGCCGGGTATGAATCCCGCTATGCCTCATTCCATGATGGGGCAGAGTCAGCAAGGACTTATGCCGGGCATTGGCGTGGGCAAAGGCACTGTCAGCGGCCCGATGCATCCCGCCATTCGCCATGCTCTTGAAGGACTGCGCCGGGCTGAAGGTGGCCGAATTCATAAAGAAGATGCGGGCAGCGTTAGCGGCGATGGTTGGGATGATAATTCCCCATTGCCCGATAACTCTGATACAAGCGTCGATTATGGGTTGCCACCATTTTTGAATCAGGCAGAAAACGATCTTCGTCACCCTATCGCCGCTGTCAAACGTGACCTTGGTGATATTGGCGACTGGTGGACAACCAACGTCACAGGGAAACCGGGACATCGTTCTGGCTTTGGCCAATCTCTGGACCAAGGAGCGACTTTTGCAGAACAGCAAAGGCAGCAGGCTGCTGAAGAGCAGAAGCGCAATGCACTGGCAAAGACAACGTCATTCTTTTCTCCGGGAACTCCTGAAGAATTGTCTGCGCGTAATGCTGCACTTGCGGCTCAAAATGAACGGCTTGCTCAATTTCAGAACAATGGCCGTCCACAAGCCCCTCCGCCTGCGGGCGTAAAACCAACAGCGCCTCCTGCAACACCGCCTGCAGCGGCTCCTGCAGCGGCTCCTGCAACGCCTTCTGCAGAGCCCTCTGCACCGCTATCAAGCGGCGTAAACCCCGCAGAGCCTGTGCAGCCTCCAGTGGAGTCTGCGGCTGCTCCGCCCCCTGCGGACGCGGGTCTTGCGGCCAAAAAAGATTTGGCTCCGTCAACAAACGAAGTGCCTTACGGAACTCCGGTCACTGGCGTTGCTCCTCCTGCAGATCAGTCCAAAAAGCCCGGGCTCGTGTCTCAGGCTCTTGGAATGCTGAAAGACAAGAATGGCGAATATGACTCAAGCAAGATCATTCCGCTTCTGTCTGGAATTTCTGCGGCAATCAATGCGCCGACGAAGCATCGCCTAAATGCATTGGCATACGGCACAGAAGTCGGGGCTCAGTCTTATCTCCCGGCACAAGCCCAACAGGCTCAAATTCAGCGCACCAATGCTGAAACGCAGACGGCTATGTACAACATCGCCGCCTTAAAAGCCCCCGCAGGGTTCCAACCTATTGCCGGACCGCCTAAGAATCCAAATCAGCAGACATTCAAGACGCCTGATGGAACAGTGTGGCATTACGAGCCGACGTACAATCTTACGGATTGGAATTACAAAAATTCGTCCGCTCCGACGCCTTCAGGGACGCCGTCTGTTGCGGCAACCATTTCTCACGTTGCACCGCTTCAGCGTGGCGATGATGGACAACTTCATATTGGACCTTCTGACGCGACAAACAATTGGCTGATGTCAAATTACGGATTCGATCCGTCATTGCCGCCAAGGGCCAATATCGAAAAAGCGGTTGCCATGGGGTATCGAGACGTTGCTCACGATTACAGGCCAAAACAGAATGCTTGGAATCAGGCCGGTTTTGATGCTGACAGCCAGATGATGAACTACGTTCAACTTGGCAAGGCAATCAACTCCCTGCGAGACGATTCATTTACCGGAGCGGGTCCTGCTGCAGAAGATAGAACCTCATTGGCCGCCGTTTATAATTACGCGGCTAAATTGATGGGCATCAACGACGCCATCGATCCGGTTTCAAACAAAGAAATCACGGCCCAACAGATCATTCAGAAAATTACTGCCCTACAGGGCCCTCAGATTGCCAACCAGTATGGTGAGCGTGCCGCAAACATCGCTCATTCTCTGTCTAGCGTTCTGCCGGGAGCAGGAACAACGAAAGAAGCCGCAAATACCAATCTTGCGGGCATGATGACTCAGAACCAAAGGCTGCGAGACTTTAGGGACTACGCTAACAACTACGTTTCTAAGTGGCAGACAGACGCGGGCCTTGAGCAAGGGTTTAACCGTGACTTCACGCCTATCTACGCTCGTGAAAAGGAAAAGATTCCTGAGTTGTTCAAAAGAGGAAAGGCAAACGTAAGTCGCGCAGAGGCTTTCTTATCTAATCCGTCTAAAGAGCGAATTGAGAAAATTGAGAAAGGATTTAAAGGCGTTCCCGGCGTTCCTGCGTATAACGGCCTTGGCGAAGGCATGACTAGGTATTTGAACTGAGGAATCAATTATGAGCCAAGATCAAATTGATCCTTTAGATTTGGCAATGCAAGAGGACGCCCCTTCGGCGCCCTCTCGCCTACAATTGCCCCCGCAATCGCAGCCACAATCATCCGCATCTGACATCGACCCTTTGGACCTTGCGATGCAGGATGATTCGCCTGCTTCGCATGTGGTCGCTCCGCCTGCAAGTCGTCGTCGAGCGCAAGGGACCTATGCCGAAAGGGTTATGGGGGCCGAATCAGGCGGCAATCCAAACGCGAAAAACCCAAACTCAAGTGCAACGGGGCTTGGTCAATTCACTAAAGAAACATGGGTGGAGCAGGTAAAAAGATGGCGCCCGGACTTGGCTCAAGGCAAGTCAGACGATCAAATTTTGCAGATGAGAACCGATCCGGAACTTAGCAAGCAAATGATTGACGCTTACGGGAATCAGAATGCAGATTACCTCGGATCTCATGGCGTCCTTGTCAATGATGCAAGTAAGTATGGCGCCCATTGGTTTGGTCCATCTGGTTTTGAGCAAATTTACAAAGCGCCTTCAAACACGCCTATTGAAAAGATCATCGGAGCGCGAGCGGCTGCCGCCAATCGATTGACTGGCATGACGACCGATCAGGTCAAAACGCTTATTGCCCAAAAGATGGGCGGCGATTACATGCCAGAAGATCTTTCGGCAGAAGACACTTTGTCGATGGCGGCACACAACTTGTTGCCATCAACCAAAAAGATGGCCGCAGGCGTGGCCAGTTCTATTCTGCATCCATTCGACACGGGCAAGGCTCTTTGGAATCTTGGCGTTGGCCTTCGATCAAAGATTGATGGCGCAGCGGGTAAGGAACAGGATCCAGATAAGAAAGCGCAAGACGAGGCCGCTATCGATGCGCTTATGGACTCATACAAAGAAAAGTATGGCGACCTGAATGGGTTTAAGTCTTACCTAGCGCACGACCCTGCAGGCGTTTTGATGGACTTGTCCACGGTTCTCGGTGGAGGAGAAATTGCCGCCACGAAAACAGGTTCTTTAATTGGTAGAGCGGGAGAAGCCGCTTCTCGGATAGGCGCCGAAAGTGTCGGCGCAGCAACAAGTGCCGTTGGAAATGCTGTTTCTGATGCCGGTCGATTCGCCGGTAAAGTAGGCGCCAACATCAATCCTTTGAACCCTTTAAGCATCCTTAATCCTGAGTCATCGGTTCTTTCTGCAAGAAAATTTGTAGATGGCGCGGGCAATCTGAGTCCGAAAGTGGACTCTATGCTTAACCGGGTATCGGGAGGCGTGCTGTCGGCATCGGACTTTTCGGATCCTCTTGCGCGTCAACATTTATTGGAAGTACTTGATCGCAAAGGATTGACGCCTGAAAGCGTGCGAGAAGGCATTCTTCGGTCACAGGGTCTAGAGGCTCCTACTGCTGCAGTAACAGGCAAGGCGGCGCCTGTAGCGGCCGCTGAGACAACTCGAAATGCTATTGAGTCAAACGCGCAGCAGTTAGCAGATCGCGCAAAACAGATTGGCGGCGCTCAAATGTCAGGAGGCGAAATTGGATCGCATCTTGAAAGGGCTTTTGTTAATTCAAAAAACAGTGCCATTGATAAGTATTCCGACATTCGCAACATGCCCGGTGAATTTGTTCACGGCAGTTTAGGTGGCGCTGACTTTAATCAAAAATTAGCAAGCCACTTAGGCACGTCTGGATTGCCGACAGACCCTTCGCTTTTTTCTGCCAATGGTCTCGACAAGGCAAAAGAAGCACATGACCTGATTGATAGCGTCCTCAATCATGGCAATACGCTTTTGAACGGTCCGGGCGGGAAACTGGACTCTTCTGAGATACTTCGCGTTCGTCAGCGTCTTAATGACATTGCAAAAGATGCTAAAGGCACTGACATCCGCGCAACTAGAGACGTGATCAATGCATTTGATGATCATGTTGCTGACGCATCCGCCAATGGCCGGTTCATTGACTACCAGAAGAATGCGGCCAACACGGACTTGGCGAATAAGATTCGCGAAGCAAGTGACGCTTATCGCAATCACATGAACACGTTTGAGGTCAGCAATGGCCAAAACAACAATATTGTGAGCGCCGTAAAGAAGTTGAAGGACGGCATCACGACGGATCCCACGGGGAAACTGATTGCATCTGGCGATGCAGACGCGCACGTCGCGGCTCAGTCGGCTCTTGAAAAGGATTTATTCAACCCCGCCAAAGGTGGTCTGACGCACAGTAAGTTAGTAGAAGCCTTGGGAGGGCAGGGAAGCGCGGGTGAAGAAGCCGTCAACGGCACCGTTCGTAACGCTCTAATGAATTCAGAAAACGGCGTATTCCGCCCCCTCAAAAATTCAGACGAACTCTTATCGAACCCTAACTCTGTCGTTTCTCGCGCATTTAGAAACAATCCAGAAGCCTTAAAGGAGGCTCGCCGCATTCACGTTGCTCACAAGATCAACTCAAGCAAGCCTAAACCGGGGACGCAAGCGCAGTCTTTGCTTCGCGGCACCATCGGTCCTATTGCCGCTCGATCTGTTGCTACGGCGCTTGGCGCTCACTTCTACAATCTTCCGGGCGCTCTTATTGGCGCATCCTTAGAGCATGGAGCGGAAAAGTTGTTGGCAAAAAGTGCGGCAAGACATGCCTTAGAAGGCGCTCCAAAATCAAAAGGTCTTATCCGAAAAGCAACCGACATTGCGAGCCGATATACGCGCCCCACTCGGGTCAATCTTTCTCGCGCCGCTGAGTTTGAAAAAGAGCGAGAGCAAGACATGAAAAAAGCAGCAGCGACGGGCGGCCGAATCGGCCGCGCAAGCGGCGGTCGCCTCAGCGACATAGAGCCTTTGGTACAGCGCCTTATGAAGCGCCATAAAATGGCCAAAAAGATGACCGACAAGACCACAGAGCCGCTACTCAATGCGCCCGATGAGCACATCGTGCAGGCGTTAAAAGTCGCGCAGGACGCAATTTAGGAGCCGAAATGCCAACCCCGCCTAGCAGTTTCACGACAAACAAGACGTTTGAGCAGCCCGCCAACGGCGCCTACAGCAACACTTGGGACACGCCCGTCAACGCGGACTGGGCGGCTATCGACGCCTGCTTTGGCGGCACGACGACGATCAATCCAACTTCTACGGGCGCGTCGGTCGTTGTCCTAACGCTGACGCAATACCGGCCACCTAACATCGTCATCTCGGCAGGCACCCTGACTGCCGGGTACACGAATGTGACGTATCAGATCCCGTCCGGCGTCGGCGGCTTCTGGTCGATCTCAAACGCCTGCCCGACCGGAACGCCTTCGACAACGTCGTACACCGTGACGATCACGTCGGGCGGTGGCGGCACGAGTGTTGTCATTCAACCCTCGACGCGAGTCATGCTCTTCTGCGACGGCACCAACGTCTTCACGGCGGTCTCTGGCGCGCAGACTGCGGCCGGGTCGACCAACCAAGTGCAGTACAACTCCGGCGGGTCACTCGCGGCGGGCGCCAATCTCACTTTTGATGGCAACATCCTGAAGGTTGGCGACTCGACGACGACCGCAACCTTTACGGGGTCGACAGACGCCACAGGAACCGTTCTGACGGTCTCTGGCGTCACAGGGAGCATCGTCGCGGGCCAGACTGTCTATGCCCCCGGCATCCCGTCAGGCGCCGTCATCAGCGGCTCTGGACCGACCTACACGCTGTCATCGTCCTACCCAAACCTTCCGGCGCAGCCCATGTTCAGCGCGACGACGGGCGAAACGGTTAACGGGTTCCAGAATTCGCTTTACGCCACCATCGGCCAGATGGTGCTGACGCGAGCCGCCGCCCTGTCTGGCCTGATCTCGATCACGGGAACAGGCACGACGGGCACGATGGACAACATCAACATCGGTCAAACGACGACCGCGTTGGCTCAGTTCAAGCAGGCGGCAACTCCGTCGGTCAACATTGGCAACAGCGGAACCGCTTTTACCATTGACTGCTCGGCATCGAACGTCCAGACCTTGGTGATGACGGGCAACGTGCCCAACACCGGGTGGACGATCAATAACAAGGTCGATGGCCAGACCATCAACTTGTTTATCACGCAGGGATCGTCTTACACGCTCGCATGGCCCACGGCATTCAAGTGGCCCGGCGGCACGGTGCCCGCCATCTCGACCACGAGCAGCGCGGTAGATCTTCTGGTGATGACCTACCGCAGCAGCACGGGCTACTGGTATTGCACGCTCTCAAAGGCCTTCGCATGACTTTCGCGACGCGCACTCTAGGCTATTTGGGCGGCATCAACGTGTCGGTGATTGTCGGCACCATGACCACCACAACGGGACGCAGCACGTTGACATGGTGGGGATGGAGCACCATCTCTGGCAGCGGGAGCATCTACTACCCAGACTCCCCCGTGGCTGGTAGCGTCATTCCGTCACCACTTTACATCAACGGCGTGCAGATTCTTGGAATTGCGTCGGTCAGCACGCCTGCAAGCACCACCAGCGCTTCGGGCTACTACGTTTACGTCGCGGGGAACAACACCACGCTGATCAGCACGCTGACGGTGGCGGGCGTGACCATGACATCGCCGACGGCAACATTCGACAACGCGGTGTTAGCGAATGTGGCCAACACGCGCTATCTGTTCTCTCGATCCGATACGACGACGCTGTTTGGCACGACTGTCGGCGCGTCTGTGCCGGTACTTCTGACTTAAGGCGTGTAGGGCTTGATCTTGCCGATGTGGCTTGTGTTGATCGCAAGCGGGCCGACGTTGCGAGTGCTTGGCCCGTCCTTGTAGATCTCGTCGACAATGACGAAGACGTTGTCGTTGCAATTCTGAACGAATTCTTCAAACGAATTGACGTTGGCGTCGCCAACAATTTGGTGAACGAGGCTCTGTGCCCGCGAGGGCATGTTCAAGGTAATCTGGAATCGCATCGGTCTCTCCGCAAAAGGCGGTGAGGGCTGTCCCCCACCGCCTGCAGAGGTTAACCGAAGTCGTCGGCCGTTCCCATATCCACGCGGGTGGAACCCGTGCTAGGAGGCGCTGCAGCGGCCACAGACGCAACAGGAGCGGCAGTAACTGCCTTTGGGACGTACACGAGGTCCGCCGGACGAGGCTTCCACGCGATGATCTCAAAGACCGGAATGTAGTTGGTGGACTTCTTCGCGCCTTCGCCCGTCGTGACAGGCGTCGTGCTCTTCAGTTTCACCACAGGCAACATACCCGGATTGGCCTTCACGCCCGCGAGGTACGCATTGTGAAGTTCGTCGATGCCGCGCAGGCAAGCCTTCGCGGTGGAAGCGAACTCACGAATCGTGCCGCCCAGAGCGTTCGACAACTTCAACAAGACCCGGAATCCCGGCTTGTGGTTGGCCGAAGGCGGAGCCGGAATGCGGTCACCAAACTTCGCCACAGCAAACGACGGCGCGCCGCCCGTGCTGAAGTCGATGCTGCCCGTCTCGATGTTCTCGACATCGAAGATGGCCGCGAATTCGTTGGTGATGTCCTTCGTGACGTATGCGCCGTCGACGTAATCGCGCAGGCTGAAGCGGCCTGCACGCGCATCGAACTTCACGATGGGGATGATCGAATCGTTGCCACCTTCGGTGGCGAAATTAAAACCAAGTGCCATTGTCATTCTCCAAAATGCAGCAGTCTGGCCTGCTACTTGCCTTCGGGCACGTCGCCCAATTCGTCAAACGCCCCACACCTCAAACGCCGCTTGGCGCGCCAGTGGGTCGTTCCAGTAAAACGAGTCAACGTCAGGAGTCACCAAGGAGGCAATCTCCATCGGGTCATCCGACAACGATACCAGTTTCTGGACCGTCATCGCGATTTTCACGAGCGCATTGAAGTGCGCGTCAGCATTCTCAAGCCGGTACGTCGCCGACTTCTTCGGCGTGACGTAAGCAATCATCGGGTCGATACCCTTGTCGCCCGCAGTGACGCCTTTCGAGTAGAGCGCCAACTGACGTGCGTGAGGCACGCTGATCTTCGACGGCAATGCGTGCGTCGTCTTCAGGTCAACAAGCGCGCCCGACTCAAACAGCATGTCGTAGTAGCCGAAGAGCGGCACCTCAAGGCCGGGAACTTCGATGCGGACCTCGCCCTGTGTCGAGATCAAGCCGCCCATCGGCAATAGTGCCTTCAAGCCTTCCTCAATCATCAGGATGATCGCACCGGCCTCTTTCTCGACACGCGGATCCGACGACAGCGCCGTCAGCGTCTGAAATTTAGAAATCGCCACCTCGCAGCAATCGCGAAGAGAAGCCTTGCGATTCTTGAGGCCAAAAACAATGCCATCCTCGACGCACGTCCCGCGATGAGCCGCCGCGCCAACAGGCTGCGTGCGTCCCAAGATCTTCTGCATCACGAACATCGCGGGCTGCGCCGCAAAGCCGTTCAGCGTACTCGGCGACAGGTGCTTGATACCGAATGCGGCAAATGACATCAGGCATTGCCTTCGGTGCTGTCGGGCGGCGTGACGGAATTCAACACGTTGATCAGGTCCTGCGCGAGGTAGACCGCCTGATGCGTGTTGTAGTTTCCGTTCTGGACCATGGCCGCAAAAATGTTGATCGCAAAATGCTCGCGGATGGTCAGAGATTGCGCCATCGAAAAACCATCAATCGCCCTGAGACTCATGCTTCTACTCCGTGCTTTGCGCCGTAAAAGGCGATCAACGTCGCGTCAGCGCGGCCGTCGTCTTTCTTGCGCTTGAACAACTCTGAATACTTCGGGAACAGAGCCATGGCGCGCTCGCGTGAGCCGTCCTTGCCATCGCGCAAATTCAGCGCCTTCTGCCATGTGCGCGGCGGCACGATGGTGACGGGAATCTCGTACGCGCCTAGCACGCCTTCGACGACGCCGACTGAACGACCCAACGAGAACATGCTAGTGACGCCCTGTCCCGGCATTGCCCCGACGCGCTCAAGGTAAGCCGCCGCAGCGGCTTTGCCCGCGATGAGGTCAGCGACCAGAGCAGCAACAACCTCACGCTTCGTTTTTCCATTCCGCGTCACCTCGACGACAGGCATGTCGTGGACCTCAAGCGTCCCCTCAACGCTGTCGTAAAGCGCAATCGCGCCGTTTAAGCCGGGATCGATGCCGATGATCATCCTTTTGCCTTCTTCAATTCCATCTGCAACTTCGCAATTTCTGCGGCGTGATGGTTGTTGTTCTTGCGCCAAGCCTCAAGCCCGTCTAGGTACGACTTCCGCAACTCGATGATGACCTTTGCGGCATCTCTGGACGTTTCGTCGTTCCGCTCAAGCAGGCGGTCCACGATGTCGGGTCTGAGACTCATGCTTGCACCTTCAGAAAGCGCCTGAGAGCCGCTACAACGACCTGTGAGGTCGACGGAGCCATAGCCCCACGGGTAGTCGCTTTCAGGGCCTTGTGGACCTCCGCAGGAAGCCTGACGCTGATTCGGCGGTCTGACGTGTCTGATTTGGATGACATGAGGCGCAGGATGGACTTCTCGAAAAAAAAGTTCAATGCCCCTGTTGCATCTTAGGACGAAACGTCCTATTCTTCGTCCTGCCCGATTTATCTACCTATCTGGAGAGCCTCATGAAACTTGGAACCGAAACCGGCAGCGTCATCAACCACCTGTACTCGCGCATGGTCGTTGGCGAGCCGACCCCTGCCGTCGGCATGGGCGTCACCCTGCTGATGTGGACCGACCGCGCTGCGGGCACCATCGTCGAGATCCGTGGCAACGTGCTCGTCGTCACCGAAGATGAAGTCAAGCGCGTCGACAACAACGGCATGAGCGAATCGCAGCAATACCAGTTCACGACCAACCTGCGTGGCCGCAAGTCCTACTTCAAGAAGGACCGTAAGGGCATGTGGGTCGAGCACTGCTACAACGACAAGGGCCGCTTGGTGATTGCGCGTGGCTGCGGCCTGCGTGTCGGCGAGCGCGCCCACTACCACGACTTTTCGTTCTAAGGGGAATGCTATGAACATCGCACATGGCAAGAGCATCTCTTTCAACGAGAAGGGTGAAGTGGAGATCCGCCTGTACACGGCGGGTCAGCAGGTCGAGTACGTCGATGGCGATTGCAAGGTCCGCGCTCGTCGCGGTTGGGTGACCATCACCATCGACGCTGACCAGTTGGCGCGTGACTCGTCGAACACTTTCTTCTTCTCCAAGTCTGCCACGTCGCGTCGCGTGCGTGGCGCGATCAAGATCAAGGCCGATAAGCCGACCATTCAGGAGTTTTGATCATGGACTTCAAAAAGGACCCAATCATTCAGGTGTACTCATACGAGTGGCTGCGCGACACCGGCCACAACCGCGAGGGCACTCAGGTCATCGTCGCCGACTTTTACGTCGCCTTCGAGACCCACTCGGGCCGTCGCTTCCGCCACAACCACGGCTTCATCGGCCGTGTCGAGCACGACGACCTCGACTTCTTCCCGTGGCCGGTCCACGGCGATAAGGCGGCCGCCGAGCGCCTTGCCTCGCGCATCGAGAGGCATCTTGCGCTGGGCGGCACCGTCAACCTCGATTTGTGGTGCGAGCAGGATCCGGCGTACGGCTCAAGCGCGTACGAGGATCTGGATCGCACTGGCTTCTTCCGCCAGCGCGAAATCGCAGAAGACCGTCAGGCAATGTGGAGATGATCATGCAAGCAATCAGAACAAAGTACATCGGCCCGACCGACACCAAGGGGTCGCGCATTCAGGCCAAGTGTGAGGTCAAGACGATCTACCTGCCGTACGACTGGGCTCTCGACAGCGACGACAACCACCGCAAAGCGTGCAACGCTCTGCGTGTGGTCATGGGATGGTTGCCGTCAGCAGGCCGCATCTACGACGCGCCCATGGTCGGCGGCTGGTTCGACGGCTGCATTTACTGGGTTTGGAAAAACGAATTTCTCGATACGGAGGCACTGTCATGAAAGAGATGATCGGTAAGCAGACGAAGAAGCGTTACGTCTTCCAGTCGGAGGCGGACCTGATGGACCACCTGATGGCCGACGACAGCGTCGGCTTCTGCATCCGCTGCGGTCACGAGCACCACGGCATCAAGCCCGACGTCGACAACGCCAAGTGCAAGGAGTGCGGCAACAACGGCGTTTTCGGCGTCGAAGAGTTGCTCGTGCGCGGTCTGCATCACTTGGACCCGCTCACATGACGCCCGCACAGCAGTCTCAATTCATCCGGTCGGCCCTGACCAAGATGGGCGTCACGCAAGCCGCCATGGCGCGTTCTCTGGGCGTCTCAGAGCGCACCGTAAGGCGGTGGGTCAGCGGCAAGCAGGCGGTGCCCGCGCCCGTCATGGTCGCCATCAAAACTATTTTCAAGGAAGTGTTGCAGTAGGACAAAATGTCCTGTAGCATCCGGGTTGTCGATTACCTACCTATCTTATTTCGGAGCCTCAAAATGGACACAGCAAGCATCGTCTACCTGCACGACATCAGCGAGCAGGAAATCTTTGAAGTCACCAACCCGGTTGACGAACTGGGCCGCATCCGCGCTGAGATTGCGGCGCTCAAGGAATCTGAGGAGCGCCTGATCGCCCAGATCAAGGAAGCGGGCGTCGGCGCTTACGACGGTGTGGCGTACCGCGCCACGGTGTCGGAAGTCGCGCCCCGCGAGTCCTACGACACCAAGGCGATGGAAGCCAAGTTGCGCGACATGGGCGTGGACAACCGTTGGTTCATCCACAACACCAAGACCACCGCCGGGTACGTCACCGTGCGCGTCTCGGCCCGCAAGTCGAAGTGAGGTGCAGCATGGCCAAGATCAAATGGATCAAGTTCCCCAACGCGCCTCGCGGCGCTTGGGTGAGCGAGTGCGGCAAGTTCGCAATCGACCCCGTCTACGTTTGGCTGTACAGCAAGCAGATCGACGGGAGCCGGTTGTTCGTCAAGGGCCGACGCGACCTGTATGGCGAATACAAGTCGGTCACGGAAGCCAAGCGTGCAGCGGAGGGCATCAAGTGAAATCCACGAACCACATGGGCGTTGATCAGTTCAACCAAGTCGTCACCAAGCCTCGCAAGGAATGGGTGCTGATCAAGAAGCGCATCGAAATCGAAGGGGGCCGTTCGCGCACGATGCGCGAGCGTGACGGCAGCGTGACGCTGATCGTCAACAGCCTTGACCGGGTGGGTGACCGCCCGGCAGTCGTCGTCGAAATTTTCAACTGGTGACCAACATGTGTTGACAGGGCGAAAGGCCCTGTCGCACAATTCGCTTGTCGACACTACCTACCTATTTGGAATTTGGAGATACACATGGCATATCGCATCACTCGCAACGAAGAAATCAAGATCGAAGATTACGTCATGAAGATTCGCGTGCATCACGACACGGTTTTTTCGGCCATTCAGGCGCTGAACGCCAAGATGGAGGAGGAGGCCCTCAAGGTCCGCGCCGCCATCGACGCCCTTGACGCCGTCAAGACTGAAGCCGCCGGGTTCCTTGAGGACATCCACCGGGAACACGAGGAGACCTTCGACTTGGCCGACGAGAAGTGGCAGGAATCCAATCGCGGTCAGGCCGTTCGCGACTGGCTCGACGAACTGGCCAGTCAGGTGCAGAACTTGGAGTCGGTTACCGACTGGGAAGCCCCAGAAGAGTCGGACCCCAACGACCTCGAAAACCCCGCCGGTCTCCTGTCCGACCTGTACCTCTCGCCGGAAGCCCTCTAACCCTAACCAAAAACCGGGGGAGCCGTCTCTCGTAGGCGTCTCCCCCTAAAATTAGTTGTTGACAGGGTGTTTCACCCTACCCCATAATCCAACCCGTCGATTGTTTTACCTACCTACCTATTTCGGAGATCTTTCAACATGAACGCAGTCGCCACCGCAGTCGCCACCGCAGTCGCCACCGCCACCCGCTCGTGGTCCCCGTACCAGTCGTCCATCTTCGACTTCGTCGAGAACGGCACCGGCAACGCTGTCGTCGAGGCCGTCGCGGGCAGCGGCAAGACCACAACCCTCGTCGAGGCCTTCAACCGCATCAAGGGCAACGCCGTGTTCTTGGCCTTCGGTAAGGCCATCGCGACGGAGTTGGTCAGTCGCGGCGTCAACGCCAAGACCTTCCACTCGCTGTGCTTCAGCCCGGTGCTCCGCTTCTGCGGCATCAACAACATCGACAAGGACAAGTTGCGCCGCATCATCGCCGACAACCTGACCGACGCCGACGTCCGCACCTACGGCGCGTTCATCAACGAACTCGTCAAGTTGGCCCGCGAAGCCGGTGTCGGCTGCCTCGTCGAGGACAGCGAGCAGGTCTGGCTTGATATCGCCGAGCACCATGACCTTGAAGTCGAGGGCGACATGGCTCGCGCCATCCACCTCGCCCGCCGCCTGCTGCAGGCGTCGAACGAGTCGCCCGAGTGCGACTTCACCGACCTCCTGTACCGCTCGGTTCTGGAGGGCATCAGCCTGCCGAAGTTCGACTTCGTGTTCGTCGACGAGGCGCAGGACACCAACGCCATTCAGCGTGCGATCCTCCGCAAAATCTCGCACGCAGGCACCCGAATCGTCGCCGTCGGCGACCCGCGCCAAGCGATCTACGGCTTCCGTGGCGCCGACAGCCGCAGCCTCGACCTGATCACCGAGGAGTTCAACGCCATCCGCCTGCCGCTGACCGTGTCGTACCGCTGCCCGAAGTCGGTCGTCGCCTTCGCCCGCCAGTGGGTGTCGCACATCGAGTCCGCCCCGGCGGCCGCCGAAGGCGTTGTGGGCAACCTCGGCACCGAATGGAACGGTGCCATGTTCGACCCAACCGACCTGATCATCTGCCGCACGACCAAGCCCCTCGTGGCTCTGGCGTACCGCATGCTCCGCAGCGGTCAGGGCTGCAAGATCCTCGGCAAGTCGATCGGCGAGGGCCTGCAGCGCCTGATCACCCGCATGAACGCCAAGGGCATCGACGCGCTCGTCGAGAAACTGCGTAAGTGGGAAGAGCGCGAGGTCGAGAAGGCCAAGGCTCGCGGCAACGAGGCCAAGATCGCCGCCATCCAAGATCAGGCTGAGTCGATCCTCTGCCTCATCGAGAGCCTGCCTGAGACCGACCGTACGGTCCCGGCGCTGCTCCGCCTGCTCGACACCATCTTCGATCAGGAGCGCGGCGTGACGAC